CCGTCCACTCTTTGCCAAGGTAGTACATGGTGGCGTTAGTTCCAGCGCCAGGGGTAATATTACCTTCGCTGTAGTGTCTTAAAAGAAAGGATGACCTGACTCCATGTAGGTCTGCATTAGAGTTTAGCCCAAGCATCATTAGTATAAGCATAGATGCCTTCGCCAGAGCCAGGATTCCAGTTCGTCCCATCAGCATATCTTACATCACCGTTTCTTGGTTTCTTGGGCGCAACGTTAGTTGGCTCAAGTCTGAATACATCTAAATTGAATATAATGTCTGATAGTCTATTTAACTCATGGAAGAGGTAATCAGAGAGTTGATCGTTATTTATTGGGGCTGGGTTTGGAGTCCATCTGTTTACAGACTTTACAACCTTTGACGAATGGTTAGGCATACGATCTTATACCCCGTAGACCTCTTTGCTGAACCTCAAAGGATAGGCCATGAAGTTTCCAATCTACATCTGTATCCGACTCGACCTTTACCCCAAAGTATTTCCCGCTTACCCTGCATGAAACCTTAGACTGTGAGTTGGGGTTAAAGGCTATCGGCCCCTCCCATGTGATTGCTTCCTCAGTGGACATCTGCTTACCAATATACACATTAACAGTGTTATTACCGCTGACCTCTATCTGGGGGTACACCGCAGATACAAACTTAACAGACTGTGGATCGCCAAGATCATAACCAGTACGCTCTATATAAGCAGACATAGTTGCTGTATCTTCCTTGTTACCTTTGTTATCTCTGTATATCTTGGTATTGGTAACGTCAGCGAAAACAATATTTTTAATTACGTTATCGTAGTTAGTGGAACCCCACGGATCGCTGTCTGCATCCCATGTCAGGCTGGCTGCATTCCATGTAGCACCCGCTGTAATCTCTACTATGCCAGAACTGATATGAGAGGTATCAGGGAGATCGCGGAAGGAGAACGTATTGTCCTTCCAGTTCCAGATCAAAGCCCTATTAGCCACGGTAGATGCTTCAGCAGGATAACAGGCTAACATCTCATTCCTGACGTAATCTGCGGCCACAAAGCATTTCAGATAGTGATCGCCGTTCAACTCATCGAACACTGTTCTACGCAGTTTGTTGGATAGCATAGGGGTTACAGTCTGACCATTACAAACATAGAAGTCAGAGTTCCCCATAAAGAAGTGACCGCCCTCAAACTCTGCCACCGCTTCTTTGGCTAGTAGCCCTATTGTTGGGGACATCAGTTTAAAGGAAAAGATGTACGGTGTACCTACATAGTTCATTATGTAGATACTGTCATCTTTGTAGATGATGAAGGTATCGCCCAAAGGTAGACCGTCAATTATGTCCCCTGGCGTATCAGAAAGTTCGTACTCTCCCGCATCTAATGTGGCATCCGCTTCATCGAATGTTGACGGAGGGGAACCCTGAGATGCTTCTGTACTCCACTTGACCAATCGCGGTTCTTCGTTGGTTCGTGTCCAGTTAAGGCCGACAAGAAATGTTCTAAATGCTCTGATCGACTTACACTTGTTGCCAGAGGGCCAGTTTCTCAACTCCATAAACGGGGTCCCAACAGATGGTACACCTCCAGAACGGGGCCACATTTGCGGCGTATCATGCCCATTAGTAGCAACAATCAGACCATTCAGATTAGTGGCAGTCCACCGTTTACTGGTTGTATTGGCACCGTAATCGTTATCAGAGGTTGCGGTGCTACCAGTTGGGGTGACAACAGCGTTATCAGCATGAGCGTAGGATGCAGTACCTGACAGGGTAATTACTCCCGTACTCGTATCCCTCGCTGTATATGTAAGGACTTCATACTTGTTGGTGCTTGCATCTGAAGTAATATCAGTGCCGACTTCCAGCGTACCGCTTGTGGGAAGTGCGGTTAAGGCCGCACCAGTATCCACCGTTATGCTGGAGGCGCTTGCAGATACGGCCCCGTTTAACTGTAGCGTGGTCTGTCTAACAACGTCAGTCCATGTAGAACCATTCCATACTGCTATGTCTGTGGCCCCGTATGCAATCCAATAGTAGGTTCCCGCAACTGTTAGGTATGGATGAACATAATAGGGGGCAAATGGACAGGTAGCCATCACCTCTTGGTATCCGGCGACTTTCTTTACGCCGTTGTCAAGGAGCCTTACATTGTTTCCGTTAGACCATGCGTTAGGTGGGAGATTAAAGGGTGGTGTATCCTGTATAATCCCTATCTGACCTAAGTTTTCGATAGGTACTAATGACATTATGCTGGGGGCGTGGGCCAAGTAATGTTAAATGGATCACTCTGGTCTGTGATATCTCTCAAAGCCTGTCGATAGGTTTCCCATTCCTCTCTTTTGGCATCAGACATTGGAACATCGGGGAGAACAGTCCAGTCACATGACTGTAGTTTTGCATCCCTTTTTCCTCTAACGATCTTCCACTGCTCTGGTATTTCTCCAGACTGTACTACAGACCAAGTTGGTTTCTTAGAGGGATCATTGTAAACAACATTGGAGTTGTAATCAGATTCAGAATCTACTGAACCGTATATACCAAATCCTTCATTGGGAACTGCTGACATAAGAATGTTGCTTAGTGTAATATTATTCATTCTTCTATCTCCCAGACCATCATAGTTCCTGCTACAAAGGTTGTTCCCCCCGCGGCTGCCTCTGGTTGTTTAGACCAAATATCAAACGTGTTATTGCCGCTGGTTCCATCGGGGCAATTTGCAGCAGTAACTTTCCAGACATGGGAAACTCCAAAGCCATGCTCTGCTGAAGCGGTGACGCTATGCCCGTCATCCTTTACATCACCCACCATCAAGTTATCCGTTGTCCCAACTATTAAAGTGCCGGAGGTATTTGATAATCTTATATAAGTATACTGGTGATCACTTGTTCCTCCCCATGAACTAAACACATCATTCATCCCGTCCAGTTGTACATACAGGGTGGAAGTCGCGGAAACCTTATCGTGTGTAATACTCCATCCAGTGTCCACATAAGTATCGCTGCGTAGTGTAGAACTGTTAGACAGGATAGCGTGAGTTACACTAACTAACGGAGTCGTTGCAGTAGTTACATTAGGCAGCGAGGCCTTTAGAACTGTTTTGATTAAACGGATATGATCGTCGCCCCTACTTATGGGGTCTGAGCCAGTGGGGTTGGTAATAACCAAACCATCAATGTATGATGCGCTTTCTAGTGCCATTACTCGTACCTCACATGATATGGATCGACATCGGCATCAGGAGCAACAGGCCAGCCCCAGTTTGTCTTATCCACTTCCCGATTATGATCCTCAGTTCCAGGGCCGATGGTTTCAACATCATCATCGTAGGTAGAGGTGTAGCGAACCTCGGTTACAGGATGGTTCTGGAAGTTCTTGATTGCGTCCAGAGAAGCAAAGGCTTCTACGCCTGCCTCTAGCGCGTTGCCGTGCTGGCGTACCTCATGTCGATACGTTGTCCACTCTTCAGACATGGCCGTACCACCATCGGCTTCGCGGATCACGCGCCAGTCGGACGGTGAGAGTAGTGCGCCGACATGAGACTTGATTTTTCCGATCAACTGCTCTTTCAACTGCTCTACGTCTTTCTCAGTGGAGTCGTAAGAGATCACCCACTCACCGTCAGTGAAGGAGTAGGACTCTGCACCAGTGTTGTAGTAGCGTGAGTCAGGAGTCACCACCCTTGCTGGTGCGATGCCTATTGCCAGTAGTTCTGGCTTAGTCCATTTACGGAAGATGCTGGATGGATGTTGGATGCCATTCACGGTTATGCCGCGAGGCGTTTTAATTGTTCCAAATTGTTCTGAGTACCACATAATTACCTCGCGTTAGATGTTTTGAATGGTGATTCTGCGAATGCTAAGTAGATGTAAGTTTCAGCAACATTCGGATCGGTTGTATCTCTGTTTTTAAACCCGTTGGAAACTATGTCAATGAACTCTGTTGATGTATCCTCTGCTGCGCTGTCGTTTGCCTCAAGTTCATAGTTATCGACGTTATAACCCGCCCTCTTATTGTCAAACATTTGCCAGTCGCTAGTGCTGTCTACAGATTTAGTCATGACGAATGCTGGTCTGAATCCTGTGTAGACAAAAGTTCCATCCAGATTCCCATTTCCCTCGTAGCTACCCATCTTTGAGTAGCCTTCTACTGAATGGAAGCAATACATAATATATTG